TTCAGCAGGAAACAAACCTAATGGATCAGGAACAGGTGTTGCCCCAGGAACACTAAGTAAGAACGCAGGTATTCCATATCTGCTAACTTCACAGCGTGACTTGATAGACACGTTTGGCGATCCAATCTTTCAAACAGATATTAACAATAATCCAATTCATGCCGGTGAGTTGAACGAATATGGACTGCAAGCAGCCTATTCATATCTTGGTGTATCCAACAGAGCTTGGGTTACACGAGCTGACATTGATTTGAACGAGCTAGAGCCTTCCGCAACTGCTCCTGGCGGAGAACCATCAGATGGTACACATTGGTTTGATACTAGTGTAAGTCTTTGGGGTATCCAAGAGTGGAACGGAGATATGATTATTGACGGCGGACAAACTTTTGTGAACAAAGAACCAATTGTTATTACAGAAGTAGGCGAGACTGAAAATACTGGCAGCTATTTTATAAATGGTTGGGACGGTTATATCCCAAAGAAGTCAGTAGGTAAAGTTGGTGATTATGCTGCTGTAGCTACATCAACACTAAACAGAATTTACTATCGAAATACACAAGGTAATTGGGTATTAGTAGGAAGCCCAGCTTGGACTTTGAGTCATCCTGTTATTAAAGGATCTACAGCTAATCCAATTTTCAATCAAACACAACCAGGATCATTTAACATTGTTATTAATGGAATGTCAACATCTATTGTAGTCAATACAGGTGATTCAGTTCCACAAATTGTTTCCAAAATTGAGAATGCTTTTGTTGCTACTGGACATATCCGAGCAAGAGAAGTTTATGGACGACTTAACATCTATTCAAATGGAACTGACGGAGCGGGTAACGCAATTGAGACTATTGAATTAGTAAATGTGCCTGGATCAGATAATCCATTAGGACCATTGGCTGATGAAGGACTAGGTATTGCGTTTAACACAGCAACAAACCAAGGATCCTATCATATTCCAAAATTCCAAATTTCACGACACACAAATGTTCCTGAATATAAAGTAAGTGACGATATGCCACGTCCTACAGGATCAGTATGGATGAAGACAACTGTTCCAAATATGGGAGCAAAATTTGTTATTCGTAAATGGAATAACTCAACAAAACTTTGGGATACAGTTGATGTAAATCTGTATGACACTCACGAAGAAGCATTGTTCAATTTAGATAAGGCAGGCGGCGGTGCTAATATGTTAGCAGGACAAGTATATGCGGCAACTAATGTCGCTAATGATCCAACCCCTACAGCAACTGTAAAATTTTATCGAAGAGATGGTGTTGCTCCTACAGTTATTACAGGCGCAAAAATTAATAAAGATGTTATTTCAACTGGGTCACACTCATTTGAAATTCGATCAACAGATGCCGGAATACCAGACTTTAGCGATTGGGCTATGGTTACACAAAACTATGATGGTGAATATACCGATTCCAATCTAATGGCTGCGGCAATTAATGATGCAAATATTCCAAATGTAAGCGCAAGAGTAAATGTTCATAATAAAGTTGTTATTGAGCATACTTTAGGTGGAGATATTTCTTTCCGCTATGACCCAAATACAATGGGAGATAATGTTTTAGCTCAAGCAGGATTCATTCCACTTGCTAATAACATTGGCGCAGCAAACTTACACTGGGAGCAAGGTTACGATGAAAACTCATCAGTTCAATGGCTAAGAGGTTCACTTTGGAGTGTATTGAAATATCAAGCTGAAGACGATGAGATTATGGCAGCTACACTTGACGGAGCACTATGGTACAACTCTATTGTTGACGAAGTTGATATAATGGTTCATAATGGACATGAGTTTGTAGGTTATTTGTATGATGGAAAATCAGGTATGAGTCCTCGTCCATCACCATTTTATAATCTAGATGATCATTTACAACCTGATGAACTAGGACCACTTGTATCTGCTTCAGCACCTGAAACACAATCTAATGGATCTCCATTACAAACAGGCGACATTTGGATTGATACTAGTGACTTAGAAAATTATCCTTTGATTTATCGCTTCCGTGGTGATAGAACAGATTTGCCTGTGAAGAATCGATGGTTTTTAATTGATACATCAGATCAAACAACTGAAGAAGGTATTTTATTTGCTGATGCTCGTTATAACACTCGAGGAGACAACAGTGATGAGCCAGGCGATATTGCTGACATGATTTATTCAGATTATGTTGATCCTGATTCACCAGATCCGGCACTATACCCAAAAGGAATGCTTTTATTCAATTTACGACGAAGTGGATTTAATGTAAAGCGATATGAGAAAAATTATATTGATTATGTAGATAAAAATACAAGATATAATGATCAGCCTATGGGTGATGAAACAATTGGTGCATACTTCCGAGATAGATGGGTAACTGAATCTGGAAACCAAGTTGATGGATCAGGTTCCTTTGGACGAAAAGCTCAACGAAAAGTTGTTGTTCAACGACTACAGGCACTTGTAAATTCAAATGAAGAAATTCGAGATGATGAATCAAAACTGTTTAACCTAATGGCATGTCCAGGCTATTCAGAACTAATTGGCGAAATGAATACATTGAATTATGATAGAGGACTAACAGCATTTATTCTTGGCGACTCACCATTTAGGTTACCAGCCAATGCATCCGTGCTACAACGATGGGCAACAAATCAAAATTTAGCTGTGGAAGACAACGATAATGGACTAGTATCAACTGATGCTAATATTGCTGTTTATTATCCATCAGGATTTACAAGTGACAATTTTGGTAATAATGTTGTAGTGCCGGCTAGTCATATGATGCTGAGAACTATTGCTCTATCTGATCAAGTAAGTTATCCATGGTTTGCTCCAGCTGGAACACGTCGAGGTAATATTACAAACGCGACGAGTTCAGGGTATATTACAGAGGAAGGCGAATTCCGTAGTGTAGCACTTAACGAAGGTATGCGTGATACATTGTATTCAAATAATGTCAATCCAATTACATTCGTAACAGGCGCTGGATTAGTTTGTTTTGGACAGAAAACACGACAGTTGGTAGCAAGTGCTTTGAATAGAATCAACGTAGCACGATTGATTATCTATTTGAGAAGCCAACTGAGAGTTCTTGCTAAGCCTTATTTGTTTGAACCAAACGATAAGATTACACGAGATGAGATTAAACAACAAGTAGAAACTATGTTACTTGAACTTGTTGGACTTAGAGCGTTGTATGACTTCTTAGTAGTTTGTGATGAAACAAACAATACGCCGGCAAGAATTGATAGGAACGAACTGTATGTCGATATAGCTATTGAACCTGTCAAAGCAATTGAGTTTATTTACATTCCAATTAGGATTAAAAACACTGGCGAAATCGCAGGTTTATAAAAGCATAAATACATTAGTTAGGAGTCATTTAGATGTCTATAGCAACATTAGCAAAAATGACAGTCCCATTAGCAACTGGTGATTCACCATCTGCACAGGGGCTGTTGATGCCCAAACTGCAATATCGGTTTAGGGTAACATTTAATAATTTTGGAGTTTCAACTCCAACAACAGAATTGACAAAGCAAGTGATTGACGTATCTCGTCCATCAGTAAGTTTTGAACCAATCACTGTCGATGTATACAACTCTAAAATTAATCTAGCAGGTAAGCATAGCTGGGAATCAGTTACGGTTAACTTGCGTGAGGATATGAACAACGAGGTACAAAAACTTGTTGGAGAGCAATTACAGAAACAAGTAGATTTTTACGAGCAATCATCAGCAGCATCAGGTATGGATTATAAGTTTACAATGACTATTGAAATACTTGATGGCGGTAACGGTGCAAATGTTTCAAATACACTTGAAACATTTGAACTTTATGGTTGTTTTGTTGAAAGTGCAAACTACAACCAACTGAACTATGCGACTTCAGATGTCGTAACTATAGCATTAACTATCAAATTTGATAATGCTATTCAAACACCGCAAGGTACTGGTATTGGTTCAGCTATTGGTAGAACTCTCAACACCCTCGCTACTGGCGGTGGTATATAATAACCAGGGAGCAATGCTCCCTTAACGTTGAAATAATATGAGTATATTCGACGGATTTTTAGGCGATTTAGGTAGCGGAATTCTCAATCCGAAAGGAAACCTTGCAGACTTCCGCCACGCCTCACGAACTTTTGTCAAAAATCAATTTAGGTTAGCACCTAAAGTCAAATTTTTATATCATGTCTATTTTGATTTTAGCCCTGCTATGCAGCAAGTTCTATTGAGCTGGGCTGACAGGCACAAAATTGAATCTGGTATGATGGTAAAGTCTGTATCACTTCCAAACCTTACTGTTCAAATTGAAACTAAAAAGAAGTATAATAGAACAAAGCATATACAAACAGGTATTGGTTATGAACCATTAACTATGGCATTTCATGATGATAACTTAGGTATGATGACTGGAATGCTTGAGGCTTATTTTAGATATCATTACGCAGACGCTTGGGGATCATCAGATAAGTCTATAGAACAGTCATACTCAAAAGCATTTGCAAATTCAAAAGCAGTATATGGACCAATATCAACTCAAAAAACAGCATCAATACCAGGAGTAGGTAATGTTCCTTTTACTGATACGCAAATGGGAACACAACGAGTTCCAACAATATTAGCATTAGGCGATAATACTTATAAAGGATCAGAATCAAATAAAACTTTGCACGGCTTAAATACTAAACCAACACATCCGTTTTTTAATAAGATTACTATAAGCCAACTGTCAAGAAGAACATATACATCATTTATTATAGTTAATCCAATGATCTCTAATTGGAGTTATGGTGATATGGCATCAAATGCTAATGATGCAAATGAATTATCAGTTACATTCAATTATGAAACTGTTTGGATTACTAGAGGAAGAGTAAAATCAGGTAAAGGAATATCAGGAACAGAGCCAACAGGATTTGGCGACTTAGCGCATTATGATGCAACACCTAGCCCAAACAGCATATATGGTGGCGGGGGTACAAGTTTGGGCGGCATCGTTCGAGGTGGATTAGACATATTAAATAGCTTTACTGGTAGCGGTGGAGCAGAAAACGAGTTGTTTGATTTAGGTTCATCTAATGAAGATTTTAACTGGATGAAAGCGGCTATTGGTGGAGCTAACATACTACAAAATATTGGCGGACTGACTAAAGAAGGAATTACGGAAGAAGCCGTTGGATTACTTGGTGCTGGGTTAGAAGGATTGCAAGACAATATTGTCAGTGGAGAAAGCGGATTATCAGGAGCAGATGAATGACAGAATTTACTAGTGATTTACCAAAAAAGCATATACAGTCAAATGATCAACTTGTAGCTTACTTTGATAACATTTCTAAACAATCAGTTGAATTTGCTGTAAATGATTTTGACTCAACTGTTGGATTCTTCCTCAAAAGAGGCTTTGAAGAAATTGCTGCAAAGACTGTGGCACAAGTTTTATTAACTCGAGCAAAAGATGAACAAGTAAAAATATTTGAGCTTTTGGATAGATTAGGTGGTTTAAATAAAACACAACTAACAGCACTTATTATTAATATTATAAATGATTCAAGAGATAAAACATCTCAACTTGGATTTAAAACAAAACCTAAAGTAACAAAACTAGAAGAGCGTAATATTGGCGATACTGTTACTAAACAAGATAGATATTCTGCTTTAGATTTCCAATCAATAACTAACACAAAAAATATTCAAATTGGTTTAGTCCATAATAATAAAGTATTATTAACAACTACAGAAGACGAAGATGGGTCGGTACGCTAAGGGCAGGTATCAACCTGTAAATCCAGAAAAATATCTAGGAAATACACTTCCAACATATCGTAGCGGATGGGAACTTTCTTTTATGAAATTCTGTGATAATCATTCTTCCGTAACACAATGGTCCTCAGAACCAATACGCTTACCTTATATACATCCACTATCAGGAAAAAGAACAACATATGTACCAGACTTCTTAATACAATATCAAGACAGAGAGGGCAATGTCAAGACAGAACTGATCGAAGTCAAACCTGCCAACCAAGCAATACAAGAACGAGTTGGTAGAAGCAAACGTAATCAAGCACATCTTATTATTAATCAAGCCAAATGGGCAGTAGCTAGACAATACTGCAAACAACAAGGTATGACATTTAGAGTTGTAACAGAAAATGAAATGTTT